CTTGCATGCATCATTTGTGCGTCTGCCATTAACATCTTCGTCTCTTGACGTTTCTTGAAGATGTGCGTACCTGCTTGTGCCGCCAATTTTATCGCGCTTAACCACATTGTATTTCTCCTGTCTTCTTATACTCATGAATTCTATCATTTTATCTATTATTTGGAAAGCCCTGTAGCCGTTCTGTCTCCATCTCCAGGTTTGTCTATGATAATCTTTACGTTTTTTGCAAGGAAATAACTGGCCACCGAACATATCAGTGAATCTTATTAGTGTGTCGTGGTCTGACATCTCTATGGTACAAGCAAATTCTTTTTTTCTTCCTATACCCTTTGACCAAATTCCAAAGCTTCCTTCTCCATCAAATATCCCAGCTAGAAAAATTAATTTAGATGCTACTGGAAGACTTTCGTATGAGTTTTTTGGTGTATTGCTTGACACTTTTAAACTTCTTTCGCGTTAGTCCTTGTGGGTTTGGCCCTCTCTTAGGTGGTGGACCCGAAGATACACCTCCACTCAATGAATTATTTCTTCTTTGATTCAATTTTTTCTCTCGCTACTTCTAGACGTTCATCTGATTGTGAATCTTGTTGTGCAAGTCTGTCATAATCAAATTCAAGTCTTTGAGCTGCTCTTGAATTCTCTTGGTCAGCTCTAAATTTAGTTTCTTCGGCTTTTCTTTGAAGATCCATAGCTCTTAAATCAATTTCTTGTTGTTTAATTTTAATTAATGGGTCTTCTTTGTTCTGATTTGCGTTTTCAGTCTGTACTAACTCTGAAGTAATCTGTGCTGCAACCTTTGCAACCTCAGCTTCGAACATAATTTCAAACTGTTGTGGATCCTGTTGAGCCATTTGTGCCATTTCAGGATTTTCCATTATCATTTGTTTTACTTGTGCCTTAGCTTTGAATGAAATGTGATCAGAGATGTGTGATTGTAGTAATGCATACACCTGGGGATTAATTTGTACCATTCTTGATGCCATAAATGCCATGTGAGCAGATATATGAGCATCGTGATCTTGGAATTCAAATGCTGTAAGCAACTTCATTTGAAGTGCACGTGCATTTTCTTTCGCAGGATCTAAAGGTTCTGGTTGTTTTGGTGGTGGTTTTAGAATTTGATCTATAGTTTTTGTTCCAAGTGCTTCGTAAACACGTCTATAAGCTTCATGTAGATTATGCATTCCTGGATTTGACTGTGCGATTTGTAATTGTGCTTGTGCAAGTGTCACTCTTTGTGACATAGACATGATATTTGGGTCTGCAACAGGTAAAATATCTACTCTGTTATCAAAATCTGCTTGTTTTATTTCTCTTGGGCCACCGTAAACATCATAAGGATATTCTGGTGGTAAGTATTCTCCACAAATTCTAGCTAAAATTTTAAATTCTAGTCTCATTGCGTAGTAACATCTTTTGTGAACACCACTCATCACACGTGATCCTCTTTCCATCAGCGCCATGGTAGTTCCAACAGCTCTGTTTTGAGCATCGTTACCAATATTTGAATCAGTGATCGCTGCAAACTTTTGTCCTGCTTGAACAACAAAACCCATCAAGTTGTAAAGTGTAGGTGATGGCTCTGTAAACGGTAAATTAAAAAACTGATCTCTAATATTTCCGCCAGGCGCATCTACATCTCTGAACTCTCCTGGTTGAATTGGCTGATCATCATCTCTAACTCTAATACCACGTGACTTAAATCCTGCTGGTAAATTTTTTAAAGTACCTGCATCAATTAATTGTCTTAAAGATTGAGTTGCAGCTTGTGATAAACCACCAATCATATGTGTTAAACCAAAACCATAGAAACCTAATCCTGGTAAAAATTTATAATGCACAAAATATTCTACTCTTGCATAACTTAAATCACCTGGTTTGTAGTTTCTGTAAATAGATAAAATCTCTCCACTACCTTCATCAATAGTTACAATGTATGGAATTTTAATTTTCTTAGCTTTGTCATCAAAATCTTCGTAGTCATCTAAATTTAAATCTACGTGCATTTCAAGAATTGTATTTAAGTAATCCGAACCTGTGCCTTTTACACCTTCTAGTTCATTTAATTTTTTCTGTACTGAATCTGGTTCTGAACTGCTGTCAATTAATTCTATGTCTCTATAAAAACCTGCAGCCATTTTCTTTGTGACATCATTCTGTGTCATCTTAATTACATGAGTTATTCTCTCACAATCTTTTAAATCAGATGCGTAGTATGGAACTACTAAATCTTCTGCGGGTATAAATTTAGATACAGGTCTATCCAACATTGCATCATAGTAAATTTTCTTAAATGTTGATCCTGATAGTGGCAGGTAAAATAACATCTGATCCATGTCAGTTGTGTAATCTTCCATCTCCTCCATCAGCAGGTAATTCATATAATCTTTAACTCTATCTGCTTGTTGTTCGGTAGCCGGTGTTTGTAAACCTATAACTTGTGTTCTAACTGGCCCATCAGATGGCACAAGTTCTTTGTATGCTTGTGCTTGGAATTGTGTAACTGATTCAGCTAACAATGGATGCGTGACACCGGAAGCTCCTTTAAATGGTTTGGTTACTTCCTGGTACTTAGTTCCTAATAAATCTAAACCTTTAATATAAGCATCTTCCCATTCTTTTCTAGATGTCTTATCTTTTTTGTATTCTTCAATAAGTTCCATGGCCATGTCCTTAAGCTCTCGCTCGTCCATGCCTTCTGCTAAGTTTGCATTAAAATCGTCTTGAGGTCTTTCCTCTACAACCTCTTCTTCTCCCTCAACTTCTACGTCAACTGGAAGACCCTCAGGTTGTTCAACTACTTCTTCTGCTAATTCCTCTGTTACTTTTTCTACTGCCATGATTAATTGTACCTTATTGGTTTAAACATATCCACCACAAGTCCACCTTTGGACTTGTAAGTTTTTTGTGTATTTCTCATTAGTGGAACCACTTTAATCGCATATGCATCGAAATACAAGCGTGGATCTCCTTCTGGAATATTCTTAGTTCCTTTTTCAGGATTCATACCAGAACTACTGTGATAGCTACTTTTAATTTCTTTACCTTTTAAAGGGTGGTCTTTTGGATATTTAAATGTATCTGAGCTTACGTTTTTATATGGTTTAGTTGGATCCGATAAAGATATCTTTGTAGGCCCTGCTTGTGACCCATAGAATCTAGCATTCTTAGACATTACATCTGGAATTACTGCTTTACCCTTTTTACCTATACCTTTACCGTTTGCATAACCGTAAAATCTTTCATTACCCGCTTTGTACCCTTGTCTGAAACTTACTTTGTCAAACGGGGCAACGGCTACGTAATCAACATTCTCACGTGCAGCCTTCTGCATCAAATATTTAATTGCATGGTCTCCGTATGAATCTGCCTCAACCATTGGGAAGTAATCTTTTTTATCATCACCGTAGGTATTTCGTCTAGTAGTCAATCTTTGTAGTTTTGTATTAATATCTTTCATAGATGAACTTATCGCATTCACTCTACCAAACTCATTGTTAGCAAGTGCATCATCTAAATCTTTAAGCATCTTACCTCGTTGACTTACAAGTAAATTTAATTCTAGATCAGCGTTAAATGGGTTTAGTCTACGTTCGCCTGACAGTTGTTGGGCTTTAGTCATACTTTTAGCAATACTCTGGTTTACATCAGATTGTATTTCATTAATCATAAATACTTTTTTACCATCAGGTGTGAACCTTGTATCGTATCTTATGTGGTAAATATTATTTACATCACCAATCTCATCTCCAAAGTGTCCACCTTTATTTCTAAGTGATGCGTTAGTTGTAATATCTTCTGGAAGTGTAAAGATAGTTTCTCTGTAATCTTTACCACCTTGTAATGTGTAATTAGATTCATTTCCGTATCTTGTCTTTGTAGCTTGCATTGGTCCAACTTTATTATTTATTTCACCAATAACTTTGTTCAATGCTTTCTTTTCATCTACAGGTACTAACCCAGAGTTTGTAAAATTTTTTAATGTATCATTTAAATCCCTTAATGCTGATCTACTTGGAACACCTTCATCAGCTTTTAAATAGTATTGTAAATTATCTAACTCATATTTTAGGGCATCGTTGTCTTTGTATTTAACTTGTAAATCTCTTACTGTATTTCTTGCGTTCTTTGCTGCTACATCAAAGGCTTCCTGTGCACCTTTGTTAACACCAAGTTCAATTGGTTTTAATCTATTGATAGGGTTTAGCTTGATCATGGCTCCTACTTCATTAGCATCAAGCTTTAGACCAAATTTCTTTGCTGCATATAACAGGCCACCTGTTAGATCTCCTGCTTCATTGAATACTGCTAAATTGGAATCAAATAATTCTTCTTTGGATACATTAACTTCTTTACCGGCAAAGGG